GATGTGCCTAAATCAATATCATTATTAGTTACAGGAACAATAACGCCATCTTGAAAACGTACCTGCTCTACTGTTGAACCTAATCCACCAGCATCTACAAATACACCTACACGATTATTTGTGTTATTTACTACAACTTTATTTAACGGAGTAGTAACGCCGGGGTCTCCAATCAATCCGATGACTGGACCCTCTGCTGCTGTACCGTCATGTTTATGACCAGATGAATTATTAAATGCTGCTAGTACTTGGTCAAATTCATCATTACTGTCAGCAGCATCAATAACGTCACCGTCAGTATATGTAGATTGTCTAGTATATCCTGCCATTACCTTCTTGCTCCTGCAGTAAATTCTAATTGAAACCCTTTAAGGGTATATGCGGAAGATGTATCGTTGTCTACAACTCGCATTGCTATAGCAAACCCACTACCCTCAATAGGTTGTCTAACTAGAGGGTTAGATTGACCACCATATGTTGCTGTTCCGTATACAGATGTACCATACAAAGCAACAATCTGAGAACTGTCAAACGGATATGCAGCAGGTCTTGCTACAGTCGGTGCTTCATAATCATATCTAATAAACAAGTCTGAGTTAATTACACCGGTAGGTGCGTAGTTAATAATAACCCTTTGGAAATTTTTACGTAGTCCAGCATCACCCATTGTCATGTCAGGAGAACGATATCGTCCTATAATGGATGTACCATCAAATGTATTACCTTGTTCTTGTCTATACACATAGCCGTCAAAGCCACCATGTAATACATAAGACTCCCCTTGAACAACTAAGAAATCTGTAGATGCAGGTTGTATACCCTCTAACTCAGAAAACTCAAAACCTTTATCTTTTAGTACGGCAATAACACCACGAGTTTTTGCAGAATTAGCTTGTCCAGTATTAGTAAAGAATAATCTGTACTGTGTTTTACCCGGCACTACTACACTATCAAATTGCGATACATCAGGAAAGTTATCAAACAATTCTTGAATAGGTTTAGTAATAGTACCAAGATTAACGTCATTAATTTTTTCAGTTGCAGCTACAGTACGTATACCGTCTTTACCAAGAAAAAGAATTTCACCTGCTAATTCTTGTATTGTAAATCCGTTAAGGCAACCTACATCTCTAGTAACAGGTTGCATTTGGAAATCCGCAATCGTATTACCTACAAGTCTAAAAATGCGTTCTTCACAAAATATAAACAGTTCGTTACGAAAAGGGAACAAACCTGTAATAACACTATCAACTCGTATAGCACCAGCACCGTTTGCGGTACTAAAGTCATCATCAGTAAAAGGTGCAGTAAATACTATTTCTTCTGGATTAGAACTGTGTCCCGCAAAAAAGAATGCATTCTTATATCCAATAACAAATTTAGGGTCAGCAGGTGCGCCTGTAGCATTCAAGTCTGTTACTGTTGTCCCATCATACTTAGTTGCATGATTAGCACCATCTGCCCAAATAATAGTTTCAGTACCGTTTAAATTATACCTAAAATGTGTATACTTACCTGCGCCAGTACGACCTGTATCAATAGCTGTCCATGCACCAGTAGTTCCAGCTTTATATACGCTTGTTCCTCGTGCGGCGATTACAGTGTTATTACCAGCAAAAAAAGCAGACAGTAATACAGGTTCTGTATCGGCAGCGGTATAAGGAACAACATTAGGGTTCCATTTTAAATACCCATCAATGCGTCTATACCCACCTCGAATATCCGGCTCGTAGTTTAGTAATTCAAGAGCCATTCCCGGAGACATATTAAAAGTTGGCTGGTCAAGAACTAGGCCACCCTCTAAGGGAAAGTAATACGGATTAAGGCCAGTTTCATCTGCCATGTTTTGTCACCTTAAAATCCTGCGTTAATGCCATACCCTTGAGAATAAGGTATATAAGTAGACCGTACATAGTCTGCCCTATTCAAGAGCAGTGTCTGCATTTGTTTAATGCCATCTTCAAAACGAGCAAAGTTAATACCATACTGTTGTGCTTCACCCCGATACTGATATGAGTAAGCAGTAGCACCGTCAACTATAACCTGTCTAAACTGTTCTGGAATAAGGGGAACATCTGTAGCTGCAGCTAGTGCAGTAGGTTTGATAAAATATTCGTACTTTAACTCATACGCTTTATCTGGGTATGGAAATAATCCATAATTATTATCTGGTGTTCTAAATATAAACTTAGGAACACTGCCTACATTAGTGGTAGTTTCTTGATTAATATATTTTTGTGTATATTCTTTGTAGTCAATAATTCGTAATGTATTACCTGCAGCACCTAGTGCGCTATCACGGCTAATACGAAATGTGTCATAGTCAATTGATTGTGTATTAGCAGGTACTGTGTATCTAGTTTGTCCCGCAACTAAAGTTTCTGTTTGGGTTACATGCGTAAAAGGCCAACCAAATTCTCTTTGATTGACATAGTTAATGGCATCGTTTACAGCATTTTTACACTGAATTTGAAATCCCCTAGCTGCCGTAAAACTAGCGGCAGATAAGACAACCTCATTCATACGAGCAATTACTTCGTTAGTGATGTCTAAATAATCATATGCCATTACAAATCCTTAAATGAACAGAGAAGTAAAGGGGCAAGTTGCCCTGCCCCCTTACATTAGTCTTTAAGCAACGTCACGTGCTACTTCTTGAGCAGTCAAGTCACCTTCGTCAGTGCAATCCATGATTACAGCCCAGATACGCAGTTTACCAGTAGTAACTGCACCACCTGAAAGTGTAACCAGTTTAAGGTCAATGTTGTCATCCGCAACAGCCATTCGTGGAGAATAAGCTGCTGGGTTCTGTGCTACAACACCTGCTGCAGAAGTTCCGTCAAAACCATCGACAAAATCTTCAGCGGCAATCATGCCTAAGTCTACTGTAAGAGTAGAACCATCAGAGGCAGTATCAACCTCAATACCTGCATTCATAACCATCATGCCTTTTTTAACAGCAATTACTGGAATGACATCGCCAGCGGCAAGTGCGCCACCTTTGTCAGACAGTGCTGTTGCAAAGTCAAATGTGGTCTGAACCATGTATGGATTACGCCCACGCTGCGAGTTGCCACGTGCGGCTTGGAGAGTGTTATCACCTAGTGCCATAATTCAATCTCCTCTACAGCAAGCAGTATTTGGCGTTAACAAGACCTTCAGGACGAAGAATCTTGCGACCATACAAATGCATACCACGGACAATATCAGCGAAGCTGTCCGGGTCGCGGTAAGTCTCAGTCTTGTTGATTTGGTCAGCAGTAGCGACTGATGAAGAATGACCAGCAACAATCATGCCGAAGTTATTAGCATTAGTTCCACCTGTAGTAGATGGACCTGTACCAATAGAAGGCAGGTTGTTAGAAACATGGACTTTAAAGCCATGCAGGTTATTCAAAATCAAACCATTCTGTAGACCAGAACCACCAAAGTCTGAATCAAACAAACGTGAGTCTTCGTCTTTCAGCAGTTCAACAAACACTGGGTCGATTACCAACCAACGACCTTGTGACTCTACGTTTTGCAAGTCAAGTTGACGAGCCATACGTGCAATCACAGTCAATGGGTTAGCTACGCCAGCAGTTGTTGGTACAGCTTCAGATGCGCGAGGCTTCAAGCCCACACAGTTAGCAGCGTTACCAGCATTAAAGTCAGCGGCTGTCAACTTCATTGAAGTAAGAAGTTCATCGTTACCAGCAGTGGCAACAGACTTAGTTCCGTTAACAATGTTGTTGACTACATTAGCGTTACCACTAATTGCAGCTTGCTTGAAACCAGTCAAGTAACCCAGTACGTCTGCGTCAAACTGGTCAGACAAACGGTATGCAGCACGGTTGCTTGAGAGAGACTCAAAGTTAACGTGCGAATGTGCTTCCTCAATGTCGTCAACTTTAAAAGCAAAGTAGTTAGCTTTGTCAACGGTAAGGGTGAAATCCTCATCATCAAGGTCTTGCGGGGTAATTGTTGTACCACGCTCGTATGCTTTGACAGTAATCTCAGGTTCTTTAATGATTTTAACTGAATCACCAAAGTTTGCGATTTCTCCAAAGTAGTCGTTATTCGTAATTGCTTCACAAACAGCGGCCTTGCGGAATGCAAGCTGCACCTGTTTGGAGTAAATTACCGGGCTAAAATTACCATTAGGTAAGTTGTTATAACCCGCTGCTCTTGGAAAAGCCATAATCCATCTCCTATTGTTTTGGATTGTTACAGATGCAAACAGTACAATTCTTGGCAGAGGCTGTCTAACGTAGGGTGTACCTTATATAAAAGTTGCAACTAATATACTTAGTAGGCCATGTTAATCAGGTAATCTTAAAGA